CCGTCTCTATCGTAGGAAATCAGTCCGCCTTTGCCCTCTTCCCTGGCCCAGCGAACTTCCATGCCGCCACCATCCTTGGCGCGGTATTGAGTGAGCCCTGTCCAGTAAACTCCCCGATCCTTGCACCATGCCAGTTCGGCTAAGGCTGCCTCGATGTCGTCGTCCCAGGAATGCCGGCCGGTGCAGTTCTTGTCGCCGCGACCTTCACGCAGCGCGTTGATGTACCGATTGACGCCATGAATCGCGCCGGCCTGCATTTCGTCGAGGGAAAGTTGGACGGTGATCATATTGGGGATATGGTATACCAATCCCTCTCCCGGATCAATGCAAGCTCCTGCAACTCCGGGTCAACCACCAGCTCCGTCACGGCCCACACGAGCGCGTCCATGCGATCCGGCGACTTGTCGGTGATACCCGGGACGAACTCGCAGAGCTGATCCTCCAGCGTGCCGAACGTGCCCACGTGGTGAACCCGCCCCTGCTCGTACATCGCGGCGACGGGCTCAGCGCGCACGGCCTTGCCCCGGCTGGCGCGCACGGCGCGGAACGGAACCTCGGGTGCCACCGTGTACAGGTTCGCCGCTACCAGGTCGCCGCCGTTGTTCACCTCGGCTACGATGCGATCGGCGCGCCGCATCTTGTACCGGGCGACGGCGGCGCGCGCCCAGCCGAGCGGCGATTCTTTGCAACTGTCGTCGTCCAGTATCAGGATGTGCTCGCTGCGAGTGAGCGCGGCCGTGATGATGCCGGTCTCGTCGCTGTCCTCATTCGCGCTCACAGCCGGATCGATCGCCACCACGATCCGGACAATCATGTCCCAGTGCACCTCGTCTGGCCGGATGCGCGCGCTTTCGATCATCGCCCGGGTCCACAGCGCGCCGGGGAAGTCCTCGAGTAGTTCGCCCATGAGTTCCTGCCGGCCAATGCGCGTGCCCTCGTACTTGCGGATGACTTCGGCGAAGAACTCCGGCGCCAAGTTTCTACGATTGTCGTATGTCGTGCCGCGCGTGATCGTACTGGCCGGGTTCTTGATGAGATCGCGGAGGAGTTGGATCGGCCGCGGCGTGGTGGTGATGACGCCCCGCAAGTGGTCGCCGATGCGGAACCCGAACATCAGGTTATCCCAGGTTTCCTCAGCGCGCTGCCATGCGGCGAGTTCGTCCGCCCAATATCGGCAGCACTGCGGGCCGCGCAGACGTTCAGGTTCCTCTGCCGAGAATGCGTACGCGATGTTTCCATTCGGCCACGTGAGGAGATGCCCCTTGGAAGGCTCGTAGAGCGGAGCTTGGCCAGCTGGATAGCAGGACAGAATTCCAGACGGCCCCTCGATCATGACCTTGCGGATGTCAGCCGCCGTTGGGGAAATTAGATGGATCGGCGCCGGCAACTTCTCGCGTGCCCATTCGCGCACGGTTTCTGACCCGGTCTTGGTCTTGCCCCATCCGCGCCCTGAGAGAATCAGCCAGTGAACCCAATCGCCGGCCGGTTGAACTTGATTGCGTCGCGCGATGAAGCCGCGCCAGTCATGCATGATGGCAGCGGCTTCTCGGTCAGTCAGTCCCTGTAGGAGGCTCGCTCGTTCCGCCGCGGGCAATGAGGCTATCAATTCGAGTCTTGAGCAATTCGACAGCTCCAATGTTCACCTCAAGCGGGTTTTCTTTGTCGCCTGCGATCTCGATGCGGTCGCCGTATTTCTTCGGCGCGAGCTTGGAAAGAAACCATTTCCTCGTGTCGATGCGGACGCGCCGGCTGTTGGCGTCTTCGGTCAGATCGTCCGCTATGGCGAACGTGGATTCAGCGATTGCGTCGTATCCTCGCGCGCGCGCAGCCGCGTATTTCGCACTAAATCCGGGGGGTTGATCTGTAACGGACCAAGCTCGAATTGCCGCCTCGGATGGAAGATGCTGCGATTTGCATATTCCGTTAAGCGACTCGCCGGCAGCTAAACGTTCAAGAATTTCCGTCTCTATGCCCGGCGTGTGAGAATTTGGCCTGCCCATTCGATTGATTATTGTACGGTTATTGACAATCCGTCAACTGGCCGATAAACTGGCGTTGCGAGCGGACGGAGAGGGAGCGAGCAAAACTGTTCAGTCTTTTAGCTGCGTTCCGCCCGCGCCAGAGGTTGGCACTTCGCTGGCGTCGCATCTGGACGTTCTCTCCTCTTGCGAAACGTAACCCGGCCACGCGAATCAACATGGCGATCGATCTGGACGGCGAGTGCAAGTTCCGTAAGGTAGAGTTCGTATTTCGTCATCGCATTCCCTTTTCCCACGCTTCGGCGTAATCCAGATAGCCGAGTTCTTTCGCCGCCTGAATCATTCCGGCCCAAGATAGTTCGCCGGGATATTTCGCCTTGATCGCTGATAGCATTTCGGCCTCGCGCGCTTTCACGCGCTTGATCCTGTCAGTGTCCAGCGCCTTCCAGTCGAACGGCTTCGGCTCGCCGTACTTGCGCTTCCACTGCGCTGTAACGGGCGGCAACAGCGCCTCCTGTGCCCGGCGCTGCTCATCTCGGATCTGATTGGCGATGGTCACAAGATCCGCATCGGTGGGACACCATTCGCTCGTTGTGGCGCAGACCATCACGATGTGACGCGCGTCGACGCCGGCCGCGGACGCTGCCCGTGCCAACCCTTCGGCGAGATACACCACGCCAGCCTCGTCGCGCGGGTAGTTCTTCGTGCGCGAGAGCCGCGATACCAGTTCCAACGCTTCAGCGAGTTCCATTCTTTGCCTCTTTCGCTTTCCGTATTGCGGATTCTGTTGGCGTTTCTTGGCGCTGCGGGCCCGCACGTTGCGCCGGCCACCTGGTCCTGAAGGAATCCGCCGCCATCTCGCGCAGGAAGTTGTCAGGGCGGTATCCGTGCGAAGGGTCGGCACCCGGTCCGGCGACATAGGATGAAACGCAGTCGAGCGCGTCTGCCTCGCGTGCCAGCATCACCACGCTGAGGAACTGGCTGCACGCCTGCGCGCGGTATGCGTTGCCGCGGACGCCGCTCCAGATCGCGAACCATTCTTCGAAGCGCTGCGAGGTCTGCCCGTTCAGGTCGTCGGCGTTCGGCTTTCTGAGGGTCGGCAGCGCCGCGCGCACGCTCTCTTGTGTGGGTGCAGGAGCAGGAGAGGGAGAGGGTGTAGGAGAAGGTTCAGCATACGTTGAACATATGTTCAACGAACGTTCACGCCTAGCTCTACCACTTGCTGCACCTGCGTGTGACCTAGCCTTATGATAAGCATCGAGTTTCGCGCGAACCTCGTTCACTTTCGCGTGCGTGAATCGTTCGCCGAGTCGAACAAACAATTCCTCCACCACTGGAAGGTGGCGCTTTATGTCTGAGGTGTCACAGCCGCAAATTCTGGCGAGTTGAACGGCGTCAACGGGCAGCGACCCCTCCAAATAGCAATAGTCCAGCATCTCTCGATAGAGGCCGCGCTCGGCTAGGGATAATCGGATACGTGTCTCTGATTCTCGCCAGTCGGCGATGTACCAGGGATAGGATTGGATCACAAACACTCCTTGAGCTGCTCCATAGCCGCGTTGAGATCCACCATGTCCGTGTGATTCCCGCCAGCGTCGGGATGATATTTTTTGGATAGTTCTCTGTATCCGGTTTTGATTATCCGCTCGGCCATCGAGGAATCTTGCTCCTCATCTAACTCACGCCGACGCAATTCAGCCGCCAGTGACTTCTGAGTTTCTTTGTTGGATTCGGACAGCCATTCGAGGTATTCGAGAGGCACGTCCCTGATGTCGCAGCCGCGATATTTTCCGTATTGAAGTATCAAATCAGCCCCCCTTAGAGGCTTGGCGGTGGTGAGGCCCTAAGGGAGCCTCACCGGGGTTCCGCCGTTCCGTGGTGACAGGTTGCAAGCCCGACAGCAACACCACAGCCAGTATAGCATCTCACGCCTCGGCAGACTTTCGGTGCGAGCGTTTTCCGAGGCTGTTGAGCCCGTACGAATTGGAGTGCGGCCTGTCGCGCTTTCGGCTCGGCGAAGGCTCAACCTCGGTATGCAGCTTGAAGATGCCTGGCTGGTCGCTCATGACGGGCTCTGCTGCGATGACTGGCGTAGCGCGGCCCCAACCGCAGTCAGCCTTCCACCAGTCCAGCAGATCGCGCCTCACCTGCAATTCCTCGCGCGTTTCGATCAGACTGCCGTTGTGTTCGATCAAACTCTGCCTCGATTCAATCCGCTCTTGCGGTAGTGCTCCACGAATCCGGCGACGCTCGCCGGGAAGTCAACGCCCGCAATCCAAGCTAGAGCGCCGCGCGCACGCTCCTTCGTGTGCCATTCGGTCTGGTGCTTCGCGGGCTTGCCTTTGGCAGATTTGAACTCGATCCATAACACGTCTGAATCCGCGCGGCCCGGGTGAACCGTTTCTAGTTTGTATGCCACGCAACTGTACCGGATGTAGAGGTGATCGGCCATGCCAAGCTCGCCGAATCCCTTACCGCGCCCGCGATCACTCACCGGGTCCGTGCGCAGCGCGCGCCAGCCGTCCTGCTCCAGCAATTTGGTGCATTCGGCCTCGATAATGTGCTCCGGCCATTCGACGGAATCAGCGACGGGAAGCGGCGACACTTTGGCGCAGAGAGCGCAGAGCTTCCTGCGCTCTCCATGCTGGCAAAGTTCCTGCTGCTCTGCCCATTCCGGCGTCATTACCGCGCCACCCCGCTGATTATCGGAGCGCCGATAGCCTCGGCCACCTGTGCACGGGTTGCGTCGAACGCTGCCCGCTCCGCCGCGTCATCACGCAGCAGGTCATACCAGAACGTCGCCTTCCCGCCCGCGACGCGCCAGCGAAGCCGCGCCACCAACTGCACGCGCTCGCCGCCGATGTATACCGGGATGCCGACCTTGAACGATTCCGGCACCGTGGCATCCGCCTTGCCGAAGCTGCTCTTATTCTCCTGCGTGAAGCTGATCTTCTGGGAACCATTAGGCGTGGTGGCCTTTCCGGCGAAGGTCATCTCGTGCGTTTCGTGCAGGTCGCTGGCGATTTCCTTCATTGTGGCCGCGCTCGGGTCCACGATGTCCGGCGCGTTGTCTTCGATGAAGGTGGCGAATGTATCCTGATCCATCGTCTTTTTGTTGCTGGCGATCCACAGAAGCCATTCGGGAGACTTCTTGAGCGAGAGGGTGAGTTTGTGCGATCCCCACCGCGGGACTGCGGTATCGTTGTGGGTTTCTTCTCCGATCCACTCGTGATAGTCGAGAACAGAGGTGACTGTCGCCACATTCACGTCTGCGAAGACACGCGAGCTATGATCCCGAAACGCGATGAAATACTCGATGAAGCTGGCCGCGTCCCAGACTTCCACTGCCTGCTTGATGCGATGCGGGCGCTCGCTCCGGTCATTCTGGATGAGCGCTTCCAGCGTCGTGACCTTGTAATCGGCAGGATGCAGCAGATAGGGAGTATTGCCGCCCTCCACCGTCCCGACGGCGCTCGAAGCGTCTGCTAATTCGCGGATGAACTCCGCCGTTCCTTGATCGATTGCGTTATCCACGTTTCTGCTCCTGTCCTGTCTGTTTATTGGCTTCTTCAAACATAGCTTCCTGCGCCGGGTCGTCGCGCGTCAAATCACCCTCTGCCGTGACGAAGAAATGAGCGTCGCCTACTGCCAACTCCGGCTTCTTCACCTTGCAGATGTGCTTGGTTTTGATTTCGAGCACCGCGCCGCCGATGGCGCACTTGCTCGGCTCCAAACTCAACTCAATCGTGAGTTTGCCTTTGCCGCGAGTCTGGATGACTGCGGTCTTCAGTTCGTCGAAGTGGCGGGAAATGTCCGTAGCCACCTCGCCATTTCTCATATCAAACAGCAATTGTAGAATATCCGTCAAGTGGTTCTCCTTTGAAACATTCGATCCCGCTGGAACGCATCCGGCCTCCGGGCTGGCGTGAAACCATTGTGCTCCTATGCCCTGCCGAAACCAGCGGGAAACTTTTAGGACTGCGGCGAGATGGCGCCGTGCTGAATCAGCGCGTCAAGATCCGCATCGCTCACGCCCATCCCATCGTAAGCATCGTCTGGGTGCGGCGCCGGCTTGCGTTCGAACGGCCCGTACTCCTGCGTGAGCTTCAGGCGTAATTTCTCCATGATTTCGGAGAACGATCCCAGCGCGGCAGACAGCGCCTTGATGTACTTCTCATCGCGGCCGACGCGCACAATCACCGTTGGAAGTTCTTCCGTGTAGGACACGAGATCCCAGTATTCCTTCTCGCAGATCCAGAGGCACCCCTGAACCTGGGATTTATGCGCGTCCGACATCGCGCGCTCTACCATCGCCTGAACGTGAACGCCGATGGCCTGCGGGTGCGTCTTGATTTCGAGTCCGCCAGGATGGCCAACAACAAAACGGTCAGGAGAACAACCAAAGCGGCCGCAGTCAGTAGTAACGAAGCCAATCTTTTCAACATCGCACTCCCTCTGGAAGCAGTACGCCTTGACCGCGCGCTCCTCAAGCTCCTTGCCGATCTGCATGTATTCGGTCTCGATCGTCTCCTGCGCGTGGCCGGTCATCCACTCGCCCAGCAGCCGGTACATGTAGGCCGGTGCCTGCGAACTGAGCTTCATCTCCTTCGGCGTGAGGATCTTGCTGAACTCCGAAGCGGTTGGCACGCCGCAGCGCAGCGCGTGCCATTCGGGAGAGCCTTGGTCTACGTTATGAATTTTCATGAATTGCCTCGGGTTTCGGTGAAATCATTTCAAAGAGATGACACGTCCAATTGAGCAGGCATGCGTGATATCGTTCCGCCGCCGCCGCTTTGTCTGTGAATATCTCTACTGGCATCTCGTTATCCTCGAAATGAATCAGCCAGAATCCGGGTTCGTCGGATCGTGGCTCATTCATTTCTTGGCCGCCCTCTTGCTCTGCAGCGCCTGCATGATGTCCTTGTACCTGCGCTGCGGGATCTCTTCGACGGAGGAAACATCCGCCAATTGGAAGAATGCTTGGCGCCCGGCTGCCGTCATGCCGATCTCGCTGATCAGCGAATTGATGTCGTCGGCTTGCTCCTGAGTGATGGCGCTGGCCCGCACGCCGTCATCGTCCGCGCCGACCGTGACAATGTTCCAGATCGCCAGCGTGAGGTAGCGCCGCGCGTAGCTGTCCGCGCTGCCGATGGCCTGCGTCTCGTTGCGGCCCGGCCCAGGGTCGGGCGGCTGGTAGCGCGTGGACGTGATCGCGTGTCCGCCCCGATGCAGCAGGCGCAGCGTCATGAGCGTGCCAGGCTTATCAAGCGGCGCCGTGCTGAAGATGCGGCAGAATCCGTACTTCTTCTCGATTGGCCGGATGATGCGGTCGAGCTGTTCGTAGCTGGCGTAGGGAATCGCTCCCTTACTGCCCATGTCCTTCACCGCGTTCTTGCGAACGCTGGGCATCTCTGCCATCGCCGCGGCA